GGGCGAGGATGTGTTTCCAATCGTCAACGGACTGATGAGCGGCGTCAAGGTTACTTCAATAACCGGAACGCACGCAAATATAATTTATAACATGATATTGGGGGATGGATAATTGCACGATCTGGACTAGATGGCAGGAGACGACGCAATTATATCCTAGCCAACACTAACAAGCGCACTTACATTAATGAAAAGATTCCAGGAAGAAGGGCTCAAGGTGTCGATAAGCAAGAATAGAATTACGTCACCAACCCAAGCAGCTCAAGACTTTCTCCAGGTTTAGTACAATCCAACAAGGAACATAAGCTTTGGAAAGGCGGGAAGAATGTTCACAAGTCTTCTGTTCAAAAAGCCATGGATTTCGGGGTCATTATGGGATTAAGGCGAGTCTTATCAAGAATAAGATCTGTACTCAGATTTGCAGACGCTGCAAAGAAGAGCACCAGTATCTTCAGTCCCAATAAGGTCTTTGATGCTCATGACTCGCGCACAAAGAATTAGATACGTAATGGTTGGCGATCAGGCCAAAACAAGACCGGAGAGTCAGGTGCAAACCGCGTTCATGCTCATGACCGTGCCCGCTTACGGAAATAGCTGGTATCAACCATGTCTCAGACAGCTGGCATGAGCAGTTTCGGATTATGGAAACGTCTATTTTCCGATAACTCAAAAAGAACTAAGACTTATGGAGGAGGTTGGAGGAAAGACTTCGATTAGAGTCAAGATTCAAGAGGCTGCAATGAAGCTTCTCAGAACTAAGGATCCAACAATGGACCAAACGTAACTGCGGGAGGATATCTCCAAGCAGTATCCCAAGACGAAGATGAACCTCCAGACTATGTGGAATGATTAGTTGCGCCAGAACTCCAACTTCAGTCAGATGATGAAGAAGGTTGAACAGGGAACTAGCCAGATCATCGAACAGCAGTTCATGAACCAGGTGATCGTCCAGCAGTTCACCAAGATGGAGCAATTTGGTGTACTAGTCAGAGTTGAAAAGCGAGCACACTATAGGAACATTGTCCGCAGGCACATTGTGAGAGATGTAGTTCAAACACAGTTGTTTGCGCCAGTGTCACCTGTTGTGATATCAAAAGCTGAATACAAGGATATTCAGAAACAGTTCTTAGAAAACACTCGACCCGGGCAGATATTAAATAAGTAGGATTCGACACTGTTTGTGTAGCTTGAAGTACTCAACTTTGGACTCTCACAAACTAACGATTTTACCTAATCATCGCCCATGCATGCTAGCAGGCAGGCGCTTAGCTAGTAAGCATCGTTTCTGTCAGCGCGGATGCGCTTGACCACCACTGCACTTGATTACATGTACTTGTCTCAAGAACCTATAGTTCTTAGATTCAAGCAGTGAGGGGGACAGAATTAATTGGTGTACACCGTTGATCATTAGTGAGCAACGCAACACCTTACTTTTTCCATTTTTAAAATTATATTGTAAATAAATTATAAGTGACCCCCACCACTATGTGGGGGGCACGGGGTAGGAGCTGGCCCAACCTACCCCCGATCGTAACTTTGGGCCGTTAGATGATGCACGCATGTCCTAGCGAGTCATCTA